AGTGGTATATGCCTTATACATTTCTTGTATACAGATTTGTTTAAATCTAAAATCAATTATCGGAATCATTTTTATTTGCCAGGAAAACTTTGAACAATACCTTTGACAAAATACTGCATGGATTCCAACTCTGGTCTTTTAATAACACCAGCTGAAACTTTAGTACCATCTTGTTTTGTTACACCTTTTGAGAACGGATACCAATCATCCATTTCATCATTAATCCAATTCATCTTGATTGTCTCAACTTTATTAACAACTTCGCCTGGCACGTTTTTACCCCATGGCGATAGACCTACACAATTTTGTTTCAATCCCCAATTATATCTTTCACCCATTTTCAAAGTTCCACTTGCTAATTTGTCAACAATATGTTTGTAAAGAACATTCCAGTTGAACATCATTCCTGTAATGTATCGGTCTGGCCCATTGTCTCCCATAGGTGCATCGTTACCCATACTCCAAATTTCTTTACCATTTTGATTCCACTCTTGTTGTGCAAGAGTTACTACACTTGGTGAATCTGTGGAAGTATAAAGAATGTCATTACCCATTGCAAGTAGAGCTTTGGCGGCATCCATATCTTTAGGCGGGTCAAACCAAGAGTTAATCCAAATTACATTAACCTCAATATCTGGATTTACCGATTGAGCTCCAAGTGTAAGTGCATTGATGTTTCTAATAATCTCAGGTATTGGATGTGAACCAACCATACCAATCTTATTGGTCTTTGTCATCATTCCAGCTGCAATTCCTGTTAGGAATCGTGCCTGAAAGGACATACAACTATAGTTGTCCATATTTTTCTTGTTACCTTTGAAACCAGTGGCATGCATGAATATTGTATCTGGTGTTTGTTCAGCAGCCTTCAACATATGATCCATGTAACCAAATGATGTTGCAAAAACAATATCATGTTTTCTTGCAAGTTTACGAAATATTTTTTTAGATTCTGCTTCTGGCACCATCTCTACCATAGAGACTTTGTAACCATGTTTTGTTAAGGATTGAAATCCTTGATGGTGTCGCATTGACCATCCACCATCATTTTTAGGGCCCACAAGCACATAACCAACAGAAGGTAATTTCTTACCGACTGAACTTATACTAAAGGCTGCAAATATTGCAACTACTGCCATTAAGGCAATTATCTTTTTCATTTTTACTCCTTCCGAGTTTTATTGTTAAAAATAAAGTTACCTTCCAGTAACTTTGTTAAACAGGGATAGACCACCAATTTTCCCAATCAAACACTATCCAAATGTTTTTTGAGTCTTTGGCCAATTCCTGTGAGTAATAATGTGGTTCAAAATCTACTTCATTATTCCAAATTAAACTAGCAAACCGCACATCACATTTGCTATTATTTTTATGAATATAATCTGATATTTTTTCAAAAGTTTCACCAGAATCACAAATATCATCAACTATTAAAACACGTTCATCAGTTTTTCTTGGTAGATAGTCTTCCCATTCTTCAAAATCTCTTAATGCTGCTTGAACTGGTTTAAATGGTCTTTGAAACCAATGGCTCATCATAACCCCCGGCACTAAACCACCTCTAGACAATCCAACAATCACTTGAGGGTCAAATTTATCTAAGACAATATCTCTACACAAAGAACTAATATCTCTTCGTAGTTCTTCTCCATTATACCATTGTTTTTTACTCATTCTATACCACCTACTGGGTGGCCACCCACAAAAGATTGTAAATTTACACCATAAGCGAGAACACAATATGTATTATATGATGGATGATGTTCAAGTACTGTATAAGTTCCTGTTTTAAAATTTACATAAAATTTAAAAGGTAATGTTGCTGGTTTAACTGCATAACCAGTTTCAGACCTAACCTTTGCAAATTCTAAACCAGTAAAAATTAATACTTCGTTTTTTTCTTTTATTGTTTTAAATGTTTCTATTCTGTCAGCACACATTACAGGTTTTTCATTCCACTCTCCTGCAAATACCATACAAGGTAAAATTAAACATAATGTTAATAATATTTTTTTCATGAAAACACCTCATTTAATTGTCTATTAACTTTTACAAAAGTTGTACACTTAGGTAATGATTTTATAGTTCTAGCTCCTGCGTAGGTACACGCACTTCTTAAACCTCCTAAAATTTCTTCTACTGTATTCTTAACTGAACCTTTATATGGAACTTGAACTTTCTTTCCTTCTGATGCACGATGAGTTTTTTTCTCTCCATAGTGTTTTAATTGAGCCTCATCAGAAGACATACCATAAAATGTCATTGTATCATTTTTAACTTCTCCATAACATTCATCATGTCCAGCCAACATTCCACCTAACATTACAAAATCTGCACCAGCCCCAAAACTCTTTGCTATATCTCCTACAACTGTACAACCACCATCTGTGATAATATGTCCACCCAATCCATGAGCTGCATCGGCACACTCTATGGTCGCGCTTAGTTGTGGATATCCTACACCTGTCATCTTTCGTGTTGTACAAACACTTCCTGGCCCAATTCCAATTTTCACAATATCTGCACCAGCAATTATTATCTGTTCTGTGGCCTCTGGTGTACATACATTTCCTGCAATAATTATTTTGTCTTTAGTCGCCGCGTGTTCTCTGATTAATGTAACATAATCGTTAAATCTTTCGGTATATCCATTTGCAACATCAAGACAAATCCATTTAGATTCTTCATAATCTAGAACATCTAAATTTTGGTCTAGTCCAATTGTTTGAATTAAATTAGGTAGTGGATCAGAAAGGTTAGATGGAATCCATCTCTCAAACTTACATAGTGCTGTAAGCATATTATAATCTTGTAAAACATTGTTCATTCCATATGTTCCAGTATGATCCATATTAGATGCAATTATAGGAACACCATTCCATTGATATTTTGAATGTTTAAAAGTAAATTGTCTGGTAAGGTCTGCTTCTTTACGCGAGGTAAGTTGTGATCTCTTTGGAGAGATAAGCACATCACTAAAATCTAATTTAGTGCTTTCAACGATTCTCATTTTTTAGTCCTTCCGACTTAATTGCATAGTGATATAATAAACAACAGTAATGAATACATTTAAGGAGATCTTTTGGATTCTTGCCTTCTTTTTTACCAAAACGAAAAAGATACTTTATGGCTGCACCTCTTGTAAACGCTTCGGCAATTCCCATTTGATCAAATACGTCTTGTATCTGAATATTTTGATCACCATAATGTTCAGAGTAAGTTCCTACGATATACTCCAATACTTCTGTTAAAATTTCATCTTCATTATATTTGAAGAGCAGCTTCCCTGCTCCTTTTTCACTTTTCATAATAACTCTTTAAGTAATAGGTTTATGTTCCTTTTTTAATTTTCCATCTTCATAAAATTCACAAGGAATATTTTTATCTACAAATTTTTGATAATGATTATTTGCCTCGGCTTGAGATGGAAATAACGTAGAACCCGATTTAGTTTCTACTTGATAAGTGGGTAACTGCATGGTAAAGGACATTGGGGTTTGCTCCTCTAAAATAGTGTTACGACTTGAATTATGATAATACATTATTTATGATTATTGAACCTTTAATATGAATAGAGATGTTAATCCAAACTTACTACATTTCAAGAATTCTCAAAATGTTTCTTGGTTGTACATGCCTGTGTAAGTTCTATTAAGTAAGTGACTAATCCTACCGGCTAGGGCGTAGTCAGTAGTCATCTGCTCTAGCTCCTATTACCAACATCTCTATATCATATATATCATTTTGGTTTTTTAGTATATCCATCTTTATACCAACCACCACCTTTTAATTGAAAACTACTAAGACCTACTTGCCTTTTCATAGTTTCTTTTTCACATTCTGGACAAGTTAAAACTATTTCTGAACTTCCTGCAGATTTTGTTAACATTTCTACTGTATATCCACAATCCTCACATCCAAAATCATATAACGGCATAATCTTTACTTCCTTTCTTATATTATGATGGCCACCAGTTTCCTATTCTACCACCACAAAGATATACTTCTTCATGGCCATCCCGAAATATCTTAGCAACAATTTTTAAAGCCTCTTTGAAATCTTTTGTTTTATGAACTACTTCATCTTTAATTTTTATGTGATACATCATCTTTCTTAGTTTTATCTATAAAATATCCTAATCTAATATTTTTTAAATGTCCAGAAGCCTCATATTTAAAACTATCTGGATGAAAGTTTGGAACAAACTCTAAATGTTCATACTGTGGATAATCTTCACCTTTCCATACAGGAATAACTTTTGTTCCTAAAGGTAAATCCCAAATGTGGTCATTACCACTGCGTAAATGTATTTCAAATATCTTATTATTTTTAGACTCAATATTCAAATATTTACCAACATTAATTTTTTGAATCCAATCTGGTAAATTTAATTCAATCGGTTCACATACTATCCAATTATCAAATTGAACCAAATTATCTTTTGACCTATGAAATCCTTTCATACAACTAAAAGGAATCCACTTATCATCTACTCTTTTAAAATCCGTACTATAATGAATTCCATCAAAATATTCACACCAAAAATAGCCAGGTAAAACATGACCATGTGCAATCATTTCTTCTGTGTGTTTATCTGGATCTAAAAACTTTATATATGCTCCTATACCCATACCATAAAGATTGTATATTGGTCTAATAATATAATAGTTTGCAATTTTTATAGGAACAGTTGCTGGGCCACATTCATACTTAAATTTTAATGCTATTTCCAGTTTATTATGTAACCATCTATACTCTGGATATTCTTCCCATGCTTCAAAATCTTCTTCAACCATTTAATTTTTATGTGATACATCATCTTTTTTAGTTTTTCTTAGTAATATTTTTTGTTTTTTTCTAGCCGACTGTAAAAGAATTTTACTGACTCCATCTAAAAAAGTATTACCTTTCATGTGATCCATTTCATGATGAAAAATTCTTGCAGCTAAACCTTCAAACTTACTGTCAATAAATTCTCCATCTACATTTTGATACTTAACAATTAAATTTTCGGGTCTTCTCTTTTTTAAAAATAATAGTGGATAACTCAAACAACCTTCTTCCATTGTTACCATCTCTTTTGATTCCTCTACTATCTCTGGATTAAAACATACTATTGCATTATCACTTTCATCTGTTCTCATTGCAAAAACTTTTACAGGCATTCCTATTTGATTAGCAGATAAACCTAATCCATAATGATAAACCATATTTTCAAGCATTATATCATACATAAGTTTTGGATCAGCTTGTGGTGGATCAAAAATCCAAGTAAGAGGTTCTTGATGCAAAACTGGATGATCCTCTGGAAGTAAATCTATTTTTCTAAGAGATAGTTCATCATCTTTTTTTTTGAATAATTCGTATTTAGTATTTGGTGAACCATCAGCACCAATAGTTATTATGTCAGACATTATGCAGCCAATGTTGAAAAGTTTTTTTGTTTTTGAAATTTTATTGTTTTTTCAAATTTGTCATATAATACTTCACCCTTATGACTTATAACAAATACATTTATATTCGCAGATGTACCATGTGTTAAATCGTAAAGTATTTTTAAAAATTCATCAGTACCAGACGCATCTAGTGAACTATCAAATACTTCATCAAGTACTAATAAATTAGTGTTTACACTATTTTTAAGTTTAGCAACAGCTCTCCAAGTAAAGAGTAGAGCAAGATCTATTCTCATTTTTTCACCTTCACTAAAAGATGCATAAGTAAATTCATCGCGATGTCTTGACTTTATAGTTTCATTAAAACCCTCATCAAGTTCAAACGTAATATAAAAATCCATTGCAGACAAATATTTATTTATCAACTTATTAATGATTGGAAGATATTGTTTAATGATGCGAGTTTTAATTCCTGTATCTTTGAGAAGAGCTGTAGCCAATTCATATAAATGTTTTTCTTTCGATAACTTTTCTCTTTTTTCAGTATAGTTTTTAATATCTTCTTTTATACCTTCAAGTTCAAGTTTTTTAACATCTATGTCATCTATCATTTGTGATATTTCATCATTTTGATTAGATACTTTATTGATGTACTGAGTACACACTTGGATACTATTTTGATTTTTTATTATGTCATTTTCAAGACTCTGTATTTTTTTAAGTATATTATCAATAGTACTAGTTCTGTGTTCGGCTGCACTAAGTTTTTCACTTAGTTTAACTATTCCACCACTTAATTGATGCATCTTACCATGAAAATGTTTAATCATTTGTTCACGAAATTCATCTGGAATATTTTGCCGACAAACATTACATTCTTTATTTTCTTCATAAAACTCTATGTCATTTTCAGATTGAAGAATACCTTTTTCAATATCATCTTTATAAATTTTTAAAGATTTAACTTCTTCTCTTACTTTAGACTCATCGGCTATTGATTCTTTAACTTCATCAATTTCTTGATTAATTTTTATGTTTTTATTTTTGTAATCTTCCAAATAGTCTTCATGTTCTTTTATGTCTTTTTTATTTTTTTTAATTTGAGATGTTTTATTTTCTTTAAGTTTTTGAATTAAAACACTAGTTGATTTTTCCTCACCCTTAGCCAATCCAAGTGAAACGTCAATTGTTCCTGTATTATCTTTATTGACACCAACCTTACTTTTAAGAATTTGATTCATGACAGAAAAAATTTCAATGTCAAGTAGGTCTTCAATAATAGCTCTACGTTCAGAAGTTTTGAGTTGCATGAAGGGAATAAAAGAAGAACTTCCCAAAAGAACAATTTGAGTAAAAGACTTATAATTTAATTTTAGAACTGTTTTCTCTAAAAATTCTTGATAATCTCTAATAGATGCATCTTGATTCAAAAGAGAACCATCCAAATATATTTGAAAAAAGTTTTTCTTGATACCTCTCTTCACTATATATTTTTTACTACCAATACTAAATTCAATCTCTACAACAGTTCCACCTTGATTTATGGAATTGATAAGTTGTGCTTTATTGACTGATCTAAATGGTCTACCAAATAATCCAAAGGTTAGAGCATCTAGTATAGTAGATTTACCCGCACCATTATCACCAATTATTAAGGTATTTGAATTTTTATTAAGTTCTACTTCAGTAAAAGCGTTGCCAGTACTTAAAAAGTTCTTCCAACGAATAATTTCAAATGTTATCAAATATCCTCTGTCAAAAATTGTGGGTCATCATTATGTTCATATCTATATTCTATATCTTTCATAGAATTTTTTATCATAATGTTAACCATTTTATTTACAGTAATATCTCTAGTATGTGCTTGACGTGCAATTGTTAAAAAATCTTTATTTGGTATTTCTATGTTAATCGCTGTCCAAGGTTCTTCATCTTTACCAAGTTCAAGTGTGTATGATTTTTTAGTTGTTTCATATCTTTTTTTCATTAGCATTTCAAACTCTTTTTCATCCGTATCATAATTAGTCATAGCCTCCTCCCTTTTTTTGAGTCTTTCTGCATAAGTCTCCATTTTATTATAATGTTTCTAATGTTAGTGATTCATTGTACAATGAAATTAGTAGTTTGTCAAGTTCTTCTTTATTATCTATATTTAAAGAATTAACATATTTGGAAAGAATAGTAAGTGTGTCTTCAGCTTCATCTATCATATCATCTTCAATACTTAAATCTTGGTCAAAATTTTCTGCAACCGAAATATCAGCAACATCAACCTTATACAATTTGTCCATCAGAGTATCAAACCAAAATGGATTCTTTTTATTCACCACTATGATTTTTACATAACAATTTTTATAAATTGAGTAGTCTTCATTTTGAATAGATTCAAGCGTCATCTTTTCATCATCATAATATATTTTATGGAACATCTCAAATGGATTTAAGATAAACTCCAACTCTCTAGTTTTAGTATCAAATATATGAAACCCTCTTGGATCTTTGTAATCAGACCAAGTAATTTGATATGGATTACCAAGATAGTATATGTTACCATTGTCAGACTTATGGTGAAAGTGACCACTAAAAGCCATGTCAAATTTTTTGAATAAACTTGCATCTACACCACTTTGACTATATTGACCAAGATGCATTTCAAAACCTTTAACTTCTAAATGACCAAATAATATTTGAGCTTTGGTTTCCTCTAGAGCTTTAAGAGATTCTTCTTTATTCTCATCACATATCCAAGGTTGCATGAAAAGTTTAATTCCATCTATTTCAATCTCTGTAGATTTTTCGTAAATGTGAAATTGATGATTATTATCTAAACGTAATCCTTGAAGTGAATTAACTAAATTAGTATTACGAAAATATGTATCGTGATTTCCCACTATTAGATGAAGTTCGATGTGTCTACCATAACAAGCATCAAAAAATGCTTCTCTCATTTGATAAACAGTTTTCCAGTTTATAAACTTACGTCTATCAACAACATCTCCCATGTGAATAACAGTTCTGATTCCTCGTTCTTCTAAGGTAGGAAAAAATATTTCTTTGTAAAATTTTTTGAAATATTCTGCGAATACTTGACTGTCATTTCTAGCTCCCCAGTGCGTATCCGAAATTATCGCTATCTTGTGTTTCATATCACCACCAGAAGTAAAATATTTTTCTGTCATGCTACCATAAAGTATTCAAGGTTAGATTTTTTAGGTGTTTTTTTAGCTGCGCTCTTTGCTTTCTTTGAGTCTTCAAAATTTTTAATAAAATTGTACATATTTGTTTTTTGGTCGGCATTCATTGTTTCTTGAGCATATCCTTTATCTTTATCATGTGCAGATACTTCTATATTTTCAGATAAAGATGGTGAACTTTCCATAGTTTTATATTTTACATAAAGTTGTTTCTTCTCTTTCTGTATTCTTCTAATGAAAGCATAATATATGATTTGAGTAAAATAAGCAAAAGGATTGGATGATTTTTCTGGATTAAAATTTTTTATATATTGAATACAGTTTTCAATACCATCTGAAATCATGTCATCTTTAAAAGCATAATTTATAAAATTAGGTCTAAAAGAGAGTCTTTGTGCTATTTTCATAAAACACTCACCAAGATATTCTGAAATCATTGGTGGTTGTTCATCTCTAGCTTTGGCTTCATCAAATTCTCTTTTATAAATTATCATTTCTTTTAAAAATTTTTCATTATCTATGTAATGAACTGACTTAGGTTTTGCCAAACTTGCCTCCTTATTTGTAGCTGTTATTTCATACATTATACCATAATAAACAAATTCTGTCAACCACTTGACAAAGCTCTTGACAAATGATATACTACTCGTGTAGGGGTTAAATAAATCATTTTATTAAGTTTTTAGTTGCACAAAATATTCTGCCGTTTCAAAATTTTCCTCTTTATACATTTTTTTTCTTTCCTCAAAATGATCTAATGTATAATTAAAACGACTACCATAAGATAAATCATCTGCAATATCATACAAAGTAGCTATTTCTTTATTTTCGGATTTTCTAAGACCTCGACCTATTGATTGTAAATTTCTTATACGAGACTTAGAAGGACTAGCGAAAATAATGTTATGCAAATTCCTAATGTTGACGCCAACACTAAATACACCATAACTCGCAACGATGATGGCATTTCGTTCTGATTCCACAATGTGTCTGATTTGTTCTCTTGTGTCTCCATCTGTTCCTCCATAAACGAAAAAAACTGTTCTATCAGTTGATTCTTCTTTTATTGCATCGTAAAGTAATTTACCATGTTTTTCAACAAAACGAAATAAAAGAAGTGTATTAGTTTTTAAATCTAGAACTAGGTTTTTGATAAAATTATTTCTTGCCTCTGAATTTACCAAATAATCTAATTCTTCTTGGTAACTTATATTTCTAAGATCATGACATATAGAGTCTGGATGCTTTAGTAATATAGTTTTGATAGTAAAAGGTGATAGATGTTTACTCTCTATAAGCTTCTTTGTTGAGGTGACCTTGTAAACCTTGCCAAACAACCCTTCTAGTACCAATTTATGAGTTAGTGTTCCATCTAATGTTCCAGTTGTTCCTATACGATATTTTGCATTAATACACTTGGTCATTATAGATGTAAGAGATTTTGACTTAAAGCCATGAGCCTCATCTCCAATCACAAGTTCATATTGTTCAAAGTATTTTTGATTCATCTTATAAATTGACTGCCATGTTGATATTATAACAGGCAACTCAGAACCTTTGTCTCTTCCAGCAAAAACTGTATGACAATTATTTGCTACATCAAATCCATATTCTCTAAAATCATTGTACATTTGAGAAACAAGAGATGTAGTGGGAACTAAGATAAGAGTCTTCAAATTCAAATACCTTATTAGTATATATATAATCAAAGATTTACCAGAAGCTGTTGGAGAAAGTAAAAGTGTTTTATGATGAGTTAACGCATGATTGACAGCAACTAATTGATAGTCTCTAGGGGTTACTGGTAACTTTAAAGAGTATATAAAATCATCTTCAATTTCTATTTTTTTATTATTAAAATCTGAATCAAACTTAACTTTATAATCTCTGGTGTAAAGAAATTTACATAGATGTTCAAGTAATCCTCCATAAAGTAAACGATTGTGAACATTAAAAAGTCTTATCTTACCATCCCAAATTCTATTACGATATGCTGGCATGAAAGTATAGCCTGGCACCATGAAGGTAAAATGATCACAAATCTCTTGAGCAGTTGAAGCTTCAGAATCTATTTTGATGTAGACTTCATTTTTTTTAGATATGTTAATTATTTCCATTTGTAAATTTTAACCAATCTAGAGCATTCTTTATTTGAAATCCCCGATTGTTTATCATCCTAATAACGGAGTCTAGGTAATTTACTTTTTCCTGTAAGACTACTAATTGTTGTTTTAATTTAATTACATCTTCATCCGATTCAATATAGTTAGTAATTTCGTTTTTAAGAAGTCTTCCCAAATATTGTTCCCATCCACGCCGTTCAAGTTCTTCTTGAGACATTTTACCAGAGTAATACTCAGTCTTAGCCCGAACCATTTTAGATAGTTCAAACTCAGCTCCCTTTAATCTGATTCTTTCATCTGTAAAAATTTTAAGATATTTGTCGTGAATTAGTGGGATACGAATAGACTCTGTGCCCAGTTCTGTATAATCAATTTCACGATCTCTATGCCAAAGTTCTTGAATATCTTCAAGTTTCAAATCACCTCCTTAAATAATAATTAAACTGATTCTTTCGTACTAGTTGTTCAATAAGTTTTCAACTGTGTATACATCATAACGAAAAGAAACATCTGCGGTAACATATTCTATATCTGTTCCACCACTATCAAATGCAACTGAAGAAAGACTTAGTGGGAAACATTCATTAAATCTAAAATTTATCTGCGGGTTCATATTTCCTGTTAAAACAGTTAAAGTTGCATCAGTAGTCAACTCTGAATCTGCTTTTAATTTTTTATATTTTTCTTGACCTTCTAATGTTGGAAATCCAATACCAACAATCCAATCATAAATTGATAACCAATTTTTCATATTTTCATCTACTATAAATCTTATTGATAATTCTTCAAATTGTACTTCATCACCAGATAATTCTATAGTTTTTAATGGTGTAGGAACACTAATAGTGTTTATAGAAATTCCAGGCAAAGTTGCAGATTGACAGAAATAGTTTACATCTGGAAAATTGTTTAATTGAAATTTAAATCCAATAGGACTTAAAAAACTGATATTATCTGGTTGGTTTTGTAATGCAGACATAAATGGAATATCCTTTCTATATTATTTAGTCAGGACAAAAAAAAAGAGTGACCACAATTAAGTAGTCACTCTTTTACGGCCTTTAGGGGTAGCGAGTCCTAAAGTCTAACTTACATTAGATTGTCAACTCTGACAAGTCTGTAGTAGTAGTTACCATTGGCATCAATTGTTCCGTCACCATCGGCGTGTCCAAATGGATTGGATACGATTCCGTAACGTGTCTTGAAACCAATTTTTGGTTGAAAGGAACTTTCACCAACCGCACGAACCATCTGTAGTGGAACGTATGGGCAGTAGAAAATACCTGCATCATAAGCGGATGCACCTTTGTAACCAATACATACAAAGTTAGTTGCTGATGCACTGAAATATGGATCAACATAAACTTTATAACGCCCGTTGAGTGTTCCAACGAATGTGTTACCTGTGTCATCAACTCCGCTTCCATCCATCATTCCACCCATAGCTAGAGCAGAAGCAACGTCTGAAGAACAGATGATGAGGTTACCTTTTCCGCGTCGTGTGGCTTTCGCAATTGCGTTTGCATCACGTTCTACTTGGAACATTAAACCTTTGAATTTTTCAACTGACCAACGACCATTTGAGTCAACGTCAAGGTCAAATACACCAGCTGTTGATGTATTATGTTGTGCTCCGTGCTCTGCACCAAAATAAATGGTACGGATAACTTCGCGGTTAATCTCTGCCAAGATCTCTTGTGAGAGGATGTTAGCAAGTTCTGTTTCAGCATCTAAACCATGAACGGCTTTAAGATCCTGAGCCAATTCCATTGAGTACTCACCTTTGAGTGCACGTGTCTTAGCTGTTACTGTTACACGATCAATAGAGAATGACATTTGCTGGAAATCTTCAGCAGCTGTACCGGCACTTCCAGTAAGACCGAAAGTTTCAGCAGTTGCCGTTGAGTTACCTACACCTAGTACTGCGGTATATGTTCCACCCTGAGCTGCTGCTGTTGCACCGGCTCCAGAGCTAACCATATCTCCACCACCATCACCAGAATGTGTTGTTTCTGGTTCTGAATACATGGCTTCGGCTCCACCTTGTGAGTCAAATCTAGGACGCATTGCGAAAATAAGTCCTGTAGGCCCTGTCATTGGTTGAACACCACAAACATCATAGGCAACCAAATTAGGCATTGCTCTACGAATCATGGAAATCAAAACTGGGTCTTGATATTGTACTCCACCTGTACCACTACCTGTTGGGGCAAGGTTGACCAAGGAAGTTGTTGCTTCCATCAAAGTACCGCGACCTTCTGCAGCTGCCTGCTCAGCCATGGCTTTTTCTTGGTTTTCCAAAAGAACGGCGGTAACCGCTTTTCGGTATGGGTCTTTAATCTTAGGCATGTCTTCATGGTCTAAGACTGGAGCCCACTTTTGTTGTAGTCCTTCAGCTAGATACATTTTTTGTAATCTCCTAAAAATGTTATTTGTTGTTACGAGTTAATGCAGAAGCATACTTACTCATAATTGGGTCAATAGCGGGTTCTGAACTTGTTTGTTCTTCTTCAGTATTTTCCAATTCCTCTGTAATTGTTTCCGACTGTTGTTTAGGGAAATAATTTTCCTTAATGACTTCAAGTTTCTCGGTATATTGAGACTTGTCTTCAAAATCTATACCTTCAGCCAATTTACCTAGTTTTTCTTTTTCGGTATCAGCAAGGTCTTCCGAAACTTCTCTCAAAGTTTCTTCTCTTTTATACTCAGCAAGTTCTTTTTTGATATCTACACTTGTGTTAATAGATTCATCAAGTTTTTGCTCAAGCTCTTCAACTTTCTCAAATAGATCGTCAACAAGGTCAACTTTCTCTTCTGGAATGTCAATGTAATGCTCTGTAAAGAGGTTTTTGAGTCCTGTCATGAAATCTTCTACTAATTCAGATCTGATTCCTTTTTCGACAGCCAACTCATTCTCTTTCATCCACTCTTCAACAACGTAGTTGAGATATCCGTCTACCTTTTCGGTAACTGTGGACAAATGATTTTCTTTCGCCTCATTAATTTCTTTTGTGTAATCTGTCTCTAATTCTTCAATCCTTTGATTGACTTCAGAAATTACTTTAGCTGAAACTGCAGCTTCAAATATTGTAGAGGCTTTGGTTTTAAACTCTTCAGAAAGATCTTCACCACTTACTAGTGCATCCATGTCATCTTTGACATTGATATCAAGATCTTCTTTCTTGAGTTTTTTGTTTTCCATCTTTTTATGGTATCCAGCCTTCAACTCTTTTTCATCATCATCTTCATCATCCTCATGTTCTCCCTCTTTAAGAGTTGAACCCATGATTTTTTCAAAAGAATCAGAAAGATCAGCTTTCTTCATGCCATTTAACTGGTCATAAAGAGCTTTAATCATTCCGGCTTTAGTTTTAGGAACAGAAACAGATTCTTCCATTTCTTCCTCTTCCTCATCTTCATGAGCAGCCTCATCCATTTCCTCTTCTTCCTCATCTTCATGAGCACCCTCTTTATGGGCAGAAGATTTCATGTAACCAGCCTTCAGTTTCTTTTTCTTATCGTGCATACCTTCTACGATTTCCTCATCTGAAGATTCCGCCACAGCTTGTTGCTCTTCTTCCAGTTCTTCAGACTGTTGTTCCAAAATTTCTTCAGACATTGAAATTCTCCTATTTGTTATCTGTATGTTTGTTAACTAATATTATTTATAATAATTTATATTTACAACTTAACGATAAAATCTTTAAAAGCCTCAACAAGTACCTCTTCGCGGTCTTTTCTTGAAGTTTTTTCAATTTTATCTTTGTATTCTTGGATTTGTGTCTCTTTAAGAAGACCATTATCCCAAATCCACTCTTTACCTTCCATGATTCCTGCCACAAATGCGTCAGGAGCAGAAGGGTCAGCAACTATGTCAGCTGCTGTCGCAAGGTAAAAATCACCTTGTACTTCTGAAATACCATTTCTTCCAGCTTTTAAAGAACCCATACCTCTTGATGAAACACCTAACTGAGCTCCTTCATCAATAAGGTTCTTTACAATTTTTCCGTATGGTGTGTCTAAAATTTTAGCTCTTCCCATGAAGTTTTGGTCTACTTCTTCCAACTCTTCAATCATGTGGGAAACTCTTTCCAAATTTACTGTTGGCCCGTCTGGATGTCCTAATTCACCAAAAGCTCTCTTCTTTGCAATAAACTCATTAGAGTATCTTTTTGCTTCTTTTTGAAGAACTTCTGTTGGATATATTCTACCATTACGATTCTTCTTATTTGCTTGCATGAAGATACCTTCAATGAAGTAGTTCTTACCACCACTTTTAGAAGTCTCTGTAAGAAACTCTACATTTGTTGCTTCTTCGCTAATTAGTTTCATAAGTCTTCTCCGTTATAACTCAGGGTTGTTTTTGCCCATACGACTTCTATAGGCATCTTTCATTGCTTTTTTAATTTGTGGTTTTAGTCTTTTTTCCCACTTTGCACCAATCTTTTTAACTTTTAAATCTGCTTTCTTTTCTATACCCATCTTAACACCAACTGATGCAGTTTTATAAACTCCAGCTTTATCTACTATTCTAAGTGCCTTTTGTCTTACTGCTCTTTTTACTGCCTTCATCACCTTTTCATTTGAAGGTGGTTTTTTCATAGACCTTGCTCTTTTTATAGCAGCTTTTCTTGCAACCTTTCTTGAAGAGATAGACCTTTTAATTCTTTGTTGAGCAGTCAGTGCCTCTCTGAGTTCTTTAAAAGTTTTCATTCTTTTTCTTTAGCAGCCAATTTTCTTCGTTTAAAATCGTCTTTCATCTTTTTCTTGATAATAGGCTTCAATCTTTTTTTCCATTTTGCACCCATTTTTTGAGTTTTAATATCAGCCTTTTTTTCTATATTAGTCTTTATTCCTATTGATGCATCAGGGTCATTATATTTTCCTCCCTTATCCACCATATCAATTGCTTTTTTTCTTACTGCCTTATTTATTGCCTTTTCAATCTTATCTGGTGTAGGCGGCCTCATCATAGATTTTTTTCTTTTTCTAGCAGTAATCTTTGCTTTTCTTTTTGCAATCCTTGACTTCAGTTTCCTTTGTTGAATAGTTAAAACTTCTCTTAATTCTTTAAAGGTTTTCATCCAGGCCCACGATTCCAAGACTGCTTATTGTACTTATCTCTCATTTTCTTAATTCTAGCTTTGACATGAGGTAATTTCGCTAGCTCCTTTGCCCTATCAGCTTGAGCCTGAGTGCCACTCGGAGCTGCAGATGCATTAGAAGCGCGACGCCAAGCCTCAAAATCTTTATCTTGTTGATCTCTTGTCTTTCGGACACCAGCTAATCTTCTTTTAATTTTTGCATCCTTTTCTCTACCTTTTTTTGTAAGAAGATCAAGAATACCTTCGTTAAATTCTAAAAATGATTTCATAAGTACTCCCTAGTATGAGTCAGAAAATCCAGCCTGATTATGTTTGTATCCTAAATTACCATTACCTTGAAAGTTAGGTAAATCAAATCCCTCTAATTTTCCTACCTCTATTCCTATCAGATAAGTATCAGCTGACGCGACACCTACTGTTGTTGCACAAATATCTCCAAGTACGTTACTAGCATTTCCAGCAGCCGCACCCATATTTATTGCTCCACCTAATACTTCTGTGTAATTCAATAAACCACTAGTACCACCTCTTAAAAAAGCGACAGTTTGTTCTGTATCACTTCCATCAAAGAAAATTCTAGTATGGTCAATACCAGATGCTAAATTCCACCAAAGTTTTCTGAGATTAATTTTTGGTGTGGAAATAGATAATCGTGTACTGCCATGAGTGGTTGCTGTACTAAGTCCAGTTACACCTCCTGTCAATGTTTTTCCAGTTCCAACATCCGTTGCAGTTTCTGCAGTAAAAGCTTTAGGGGTTATATCAGATGCACTCGTAACTTTATAAGCCTTAAGAGTTGTTGCGCCAGGACTATAATTTGAAACTCTTAAAAATATTGGTGTTGAATCATTCGTAGTTAATACTTCTCCGATACAAAAATTAGTAGTTGGTGCTTCATTTAATGTAACTGTAACTGTGGCAAAAGCCAATGCTGAGAGGTTAGCCAAAATACTTGAAGATAGTTGAGTAGCATCATCAGCAACACCTGTAAACTGTACAGAATATCTTGTATGAGTATTTTTTATCTCATTTTCTAATTTAGTTATAGCCATCTGTTATCCTTCGTGTGCTTTTCCTAGAACCTTCATAAACGCACGTTCAGTTCTTTGGATTTGTTGAATAGTTCTATTTTTCTCTGAAGAGCTTAGCCCTTCTATATATTTAACCAAAATTTGCGATGTAAGCGGGTCTATCGGTATATCTGCTCCATCATCTAAAGTAATTTCACTATCTTTTCTTGACTTGGATGCTTTCTTCAAGTCATCCATTACACCTTCTGAGATAAATTCTCCAAACGATAAAATGGTTTGCTCCTGCCTTTTTACATCTAGTTTTTTCGGATCTTTTTGTGCTCCTTTTTTCAACCTTGCTTTTCTCTCTTTAAATTTCTTAGCATCCGCTGTGGTTAGAATACTTCCCTTAAAATCCTTGAAATTTTTATGTTTCGGATCTCTTTCAGATTTTGTTCTTACATCTTGCCAACCCTTAGGTGCTTTTTTATTATTTTTAAAAAATTCTTCGGCATCTTTAGGATCTTCTATTCCACCACGTTTTTCTCTCGCCTTTGCCTCCGCATCCTCTTTTTCTTTTTTCTTCGCTGCGTCCTCTTCTTCTTTTTTCTTTTTCTCTGCCTCTTCCTTTTCCTTCTTTTCTTTTTCTCC